GAACTTGGCCGTCGAGTCAACCAAGGTTACCGTGCAATATCTGAAGCCGATCAAACCACGATTGACACGATGCGCCGTTTCTACGGTGTCAGCGACGGCCAGTTAGCAGCATTCTTCCTTGACCCTGACGTTGCTGAACCGATGCTGATGCAGCAGGTTGCTACCGTCCAAATTGGTGCTGCTGCTGCCCGTTCAGGGTTCGAAAACGTAATTGAACGTACTGCTGCTGAACGTCTGAGGCAGGCCGGTGTTACCGGTGATCTTGCTGGCGAAGTGTTCGGTTTCTTGGGTGCTGGCCGTGAATTGTTGTCTCCGTTAGAGGCTGGTGAAACTGAACTGGATGTTGCAGATACTGCGCTCGGTTTGGCTGGCCAGTCTCCTGAGGCGTTGCAGCGTTTGCGTACCCAGCAGCGTCGCCGTGTTGCACGGTTTGAAGGTGGCGGCGCGTTGGCTACCACTGGTGCCGGGGTCACAGGTTTACGTCAAGCATGATGTTAAAGTGTTTTTACCGATTTTAAGGAGTTTGATATGGCCGCCAGAAAGCCACACGGCAGAAACATTAAAGGCAGGAACAACCCGCCTCGTAAAGAGATCACCAGCAAAGACATTAAAATGGGGATTGCTGATCCCGGTTTTGGTCGTATTGCTCGCCCAGGCAGGGCTGTTGCAGGACAAGTCGGGAAAGCTTTATCTGATTTTGCAAGAAGGACGGGTTCGGCTCCGTCTCGGCCTGCTCCTACAGGGGTTGCCCGTACCAACCGACCGCAAACCAAGTCTGCTCCAGCAAAAGCGCCTGCTGCCCCAAAGAAAACTAGCTCACGCCCTCTCAAGTACGATGAGAAACGCAAAATGTGGTTGTGATCTGCTATAGTCACGGTTGATCCCGTTAGGGAGGAACCGGACAGACGACCCCCGATCTGTTCGAGCCGACAGGGGTGTACGCAGCCATCACCACTACCTCCGGTGGCGATGTGGGCAAAGGAGTGTGCGTAATGCAGGAACAACACGACGAGTTCGACCAGGAAGATACCGGAGACGGTAGAAATCCTGTTAGGGAACGGATGCGCCAACTAGAGGACGAAGTGAAAAACCTTCGCACCCAGGCGCATGAAGCCGAACAAGCGAAGAAGGAACTAGCGTTCATTAAGACCGGAATTGACACAGCGTCCCCCACAGGGAAACTGTTTATCAAAGCGTACGACGGGCCAGCCGATCCTGACACAATCAGGGCAGCAGCCGAAGAATACGGTTTGATTCAACCTCCGGCCCAAATCAACGCAGATCCGACAGAGCAGCAGGCTTGGTCGATAAGTTCAGCGTCACACACCACCGGAGCCCAAAGCGAAGGTGTATCCGCAGAACTTGTCAACAAAATCCGTTCGGCTAACACTCCTCAAGAACTTGAAGCGTTAATGAATGCGGCACGCACCAGCCTTCAAGGCTGACCCATTCTTGACCAACTTCTACCCGTAAAGGGGTTCCCATGTCCAATGCTTTTACCGACACCTCTGCGCTTTCCAACATTGTTCAGGAAGCGTTTGACCGTACCGCCTACTTCGCTTTGCGAGCAGAGCTGTACTTCGATCAGGTTGCTACTGTCCGTGCCACCAATCAGGCGATGCCTGGTTCCCCTGTCACGTTCACCAAGTACGCTGATCTTGCTGTGGCTTCATCGCCTCTAACCGAGACTGTTGATCCAGATTCTGTGGCACTTTCCACCTCACAGGTGCAGGTTGTGTTGCAAGAGTTTGGTAACGCTGTGTTGACCACCGCCAAGGTGCGAGCCCTCGCATTTTTGGATGTGGACATGGACGCAGCCAACATTGTCGGCTACAACGCCGGTATCTCAACTGACACCATTGCCCGTGAGGCTTTGGCGCTCGGAACCAACGTCGCTTACGGTGCAGGCGGGACAACCCGTCCTGCTTCCCGTGGCGCAGTTGAGGCCGAGGACACGTTGAACGGTCAAAACATTCGTGAAGTGGTCGCCCAGTTGCGTACCGCCAATGTTCCCACCTTGGGTGCAGGCATGTACGTTGCGATGATCCACCCGAACGTGTCGCTTGACTTCCGTTCCGCTACCGGAGCCAACAACTTCCGTGACCCACACATCTATGTGGACACCGCCAACATTTACAACGGTGAGATCGGCGCTTTTGAAGGCGTCCGATTCTTGGAGACACCCCGCACCAAGGTGTACACAGGTTCCGGTTCCGGAGCCATCAACGTGTACGCCACCCATGTGGTTGGTTTCCAGGCTCTCGCTAAGGCGGTTTCTAACGCTGGCGGTTACGGTGAGAATCCTGTGATTGTCCGTGGCCCTGTGACCGACAAGTTGGAGCGTTTCCAGCCGATGGGTTGGAAGCATCTTGTTGGATACAAGGTGTTCCGTGAGGAGTCGGTGCGTCGCATCGAAACCTCCAGCAGCCTCGGCTGATCTAGTTCCCCCCCTGTGGTGTAGCCCTCGTACTTCGGTGCGGGGGCTACACTGCTTTTATGCCTGTGTTTCTGCCTCCAACAGAGTTGAATGTTCCGACGACGCTTGGTCGTTGGCATCCCGGTAACGATCTGCGGAAATGGTTTCCAAACCTTCCTGAGGGTGTCACCGTGTACCGGTTGACGGATGGGACGATCACTATCAACCAGCCTGTGTCTGATCCTGAGGATATTGACCGTGTGTTTTATGGTGCTGGCCGTCATCGGATCACGTTTGAGGAGCGGGACGCTTTGGAGGCTGAAGGTTTCGGGGTGGATGGTAACGGCGAGTTTTTGTATGAGGAAATGCTGCTTGGGGGTTTGCCTTTCGGTTTAATGGGCGGTCAAACCTTGTTACAGTCGGGCGCATGATTAAGCATCAGGAGAAACATCCAGGTTTGGATGTGCCGGGTTGTTTCGGTTGTAAGGCTGCTCATGTGTCGGTTCCGGCTTCTGCGACGCCTTCGAGGCGTGCGGGGGCTTCTCATGCCCGTTGGGTGAACGATACGGAGAAGCGGTGGCATAAAGATATGGATGCGTATCGGCGGTTGGTGCGTGACGGTTTGCAACCTCCGAAGATTGATGGTTGTGCTGAGGTTGAGAAGCGGGCTGAAACCAAAACGGAAGTTGAGTCGGGTCGTGTCAAGATTAGCGGTTGAGTATTTTGCTGCTGACCATTTAGGTTACGGCCGGATGGGGTTGCAGGTTCATGCTGCTTTGGAGCGGGCCGGTGTGGATGTGACGATGGATTCGTTGGATCAGACATCGGACACCCAGTTGTCGATAAAGATTCCTCCGTTGTGTAAACGATGGTTGGACGGTCAGCGTCGAATCATTTGGACGATGTATGAGACAACGGAATGTCCTGCCGAGTTTCGTGATTTGCACGAGTTTGATCAGGTGATTGTGCCGTGTGACGCCAATTTTGAGGCGTTCAGCAAATGGCATGACAACGTGCATGTGGTGCCGTTGGCGGTTGATGATCGTTGGCGGTACCGCAAACCTGTGGTCGGGGACAAGTTCACGTTTCTAGCGTCAGGGTCGGAGTATCGGAAAGGGTTGGATGTTGCGGCGGCAGCGTTCATTGCAGCGTTCCCTGGGCGTGACGATGTTGAGTTGGTGATGAAAACGCCGACTACACGGTTGCATGGGTTGCCGTCTGATTCTCGGTTCCGGTTTGTTGACGGGTTTTTGTCTGCCGAACAAGAGGTCGAGTTGTATGCGTCCGCTAACTGCTATGTGGGTTTGAGCCGGGGCGAGGGTTTTGGGATGATGCCGTTGCAAGCGATTGTGCAGGGCACCCCAACCATTTTGTCGTCAGGTCATGGGCATGGGATGTTTGAAAAGTATGGTATCTCTGTTGATACTATTCTGGAACCTGCGGATCATTACCGTTTGTACGGTGAGGCTGGGGATTGGTGGGAACCAGTTTTTGATGATGCTGTAGACAAAATGCGTGACGTTGTAGATAACTACACGGTGCATGTTCGTCGTGCCAGCAGGAACGCTAAGACTGCGGGCCAACTGTTCACTTGGGATGCGACTGTTGAACGTCTGTTAGATGTGATCGGTGATTTCGGCCCGTACACAGGTTCCGGTCAGGTCCGTGAGGTTACCCCATTGATGGTTACCGTTGAGGTCAACAAACCTATTGTGGCCGACATCGGCCAATACCACATTGACTATCAGCCACATGTGGAATACTGGTGTCATCCTGATGTGAAACGTGTTCTGCGCGACGCAGGATATGTAGATACCGATAAGTGGCATGATTTCAGGATGCGACGGGCAGAGGATGTGGCATGAGTACAGCGGCAACAATCATTAGACAGGCCCGCCGTGACCTTCTGTCCGGTTTGGTGGAGGAACGCAACCGGTTGCAGGACGCTATGGATGCGTCCACCACCACGTTGACTGTTAGTTCCGATGGTAAAGGTATCCGTGAAGGTGCTGTCGTTGAGATCGGTAACGAACTGATGTATGTGTGGGGGTTCACGGCCGGTTCCGCTGAGGTGGAACGAGGCTATGACGGGTCTACAGCATCAGCTCATGCTGCTGGTGCAACAATCACGGTGAAACCACGGTTCCCGAATCGCATGTTGTTTGACCATTTGAACGATGACATTGTGGATTTGTCGTCCCCAGCGAACGGTTTGTTCCAAATCAAAGTGTTGGAACGGCAGTACAACGGTTCAGATCGGGCGATTGATTTGACTGGTGTGACCGACATCATCAGCATCCATGAGGTGCGGTGGCGTTACCAGAACGATGAATGGCCTGAGGTGCGACGGTGGCGTCTGTCCCGTAACGCTAACCCAACCAATTTTGCGTCCGGTCTGATGCTCATTTTGGATGAGCCGATTCAGGCATCCACAATGCGGATCGTTTATAAAGCCCCTTTCGGTTCGTTAACCACGTTCAACGATGACATCACCACGGTTGCTGGTGTGCCGGCGTCGCTGTCAGATGTGTTGCGGATGGGTGTCCAGTTGCGGGCAATGGTTGGCCGTGAAGTGAAACGTAACTTCACTGAGTCTCAGGGTGATACCCGCCGTGCCGACGAGGTGGGGCCGGGTGCGATCCAAGCATCGTGGCGTGGTATTGCAGCTTTGCGGGCGCAACGGATTGAAGCGGAGCAGGCCCGTTTGTCACAGCAGTATCCGCAAAGGATTCGTAAGTGACAGTTGGTTTTTCTTCGGCGTTAAAGCCCGCACCCTTTCTGTATGGGGGTCGCGGGTCATCTGATCTTGTGCCGTGGAAGTTTGATGTCGCCCTTGGCGGTCGCCCATATCTGCTCGATTTAGCATCCAACCAGTATCAGGCTGGCTGGGAACCTCGTATCCGCGATTCGGTGGATCAGGGCAACATTCCTGGTGAGGCCACGATTTCGCCTCAAGGTTTGTGGCGTCGGTCGCAGAACAGTTGGCATCTTGGGGCAGGCCAGTATTGGGCTGATCGGGATGATTCACAGTTTGGCCGGTACTACCAGTCGGTCGGGTTGGATGTGTTTGGTGAGCGTGGCGAACTGAGTTTGTTGCGTAAAGCCGAGGTGATCGAATCTACGACTGCGACGAACCTGTTTTTGGTGAAAGCGAACGGTCGGATCTACTGGTCTGACGATCAGACACTCAAGTTTTCTACGAACGCTGATTTGTCGTCTGCGACTACGGTGACCGGCACGGCGGCTGCGGCGATCACAGGGTTGGCTACAGACGGTTTCAACGTGTACATATCTCAAGGCGCATCCGGTATATACATTACGAACACGGGTGTTTCTACAGCGGCGTCACATGTGACCGGTATTACTGCTGGTATCAGCAAATATGTGAAAGGCCGGTTGATGGTTGCCGGTGGCGGTTCCGACAAACACAAACTGTGGAACATTACGGCTTCCGGCAACAACCCTGGAACAATGTATACGCATCCGAACACGAACTTTAAATGGGCTGGTTTTGCTGCGGGACCGAACCATATTTATGCTGGCGGTTTCTCTGGGGCGCACAGCATCATTTATCGCACCATTGTGAAAGCGGATGGTACAGGTCTTGATATTCCGGTGGTTGCCGGTGAACTTCCCCGAGGCGAAATCCTTGAAGGTTTAGGTGACTATCTCGGGTTTGTTTTGATTGGCACCAATTTTGGGGTCCGGTTGGCGTCTACGGATGCGAACGGGAACCTTGTGATTGGTTCACTGATTCCTGCTGGTCCTGTCAGCAGTTTCAACGGTGACGGCCGTTTCGTTTATTTCGGTTGGAAAGATCATCCTTCCGGTTTTGCCGGTGTCGGCGTGTTGGATCTGTCAGAGTTTACAGGTCCGAACACTCCAGCGTATTCATCTTCTTACTATGTGGAAGGTGAGACTGGTTCTGTGGGGTCGGTTGAAGTGTTTGACACTTCGGTGGCGTTCGCTATTAGCGGTGTCGGTGTTTGCAGCGAAGTGTCCGATCTGGTTGATGACGGCTATTTGGATACGGGTGCATGGGTGTGGGGTAT